ACGGCGGCGGCTACTTTGTCGCGGGCTTGACCCTTCTCAGCTTCAGGAAATTTTTCCTTAAGCTGAGGTCGCGCTCCACCAGTACTTGTGGCTTGCAGAAAGTGGTAACGCATGGGGCAGAAAGTGGTAACGCATGGGGCAGAAAGTGGTAACGCATGGGGCAGAAAGTGGTAACGCATGGGGCAGAAAGTGGTAACGATAAAAAGAGTAAAAAATGCCATTAAACCCAGTAAAGACAAGCCTTCCAGAGTTTGCCGTAAAATTGTATAAGCTTTATAAGCTATATAAGCTTTATAGCGGCGGCAGCGGCTTGTTTGACGCCGCCGCGCCGCCTTAATATTATGGGCTTAAAGAATAAAGAAATATACTCCATGTGGATACAAAAAGGGAGATGAGAAAATGGAGCAATACAAAAACATTCCGGCCAGCTTGAAGCAGCTTAAGCAATGGGTTTGCTTTAAGTTGGAGTACAACGAGAAAAAGGGCAAATATGACAAAATACCGAAAGACCCAAAAACCGGCTATAACGCAAAGGCAAACGACCCGACAACCTGGAGCGATTACCAAACGGCGGTTAAGGCCGTCGGCAAGTACGGCTTTGATGGCATAGGCTTTGAGTTTGCAAACGGTATTTTTGGCGTAGACCTGGACGGCGTTGTTAAAGATGGGAAGCTTACACCGGAAGCCGAGGACATTATAAAAACTTTGGACAGTTACACAGAATACAGCCCAAGCGGTACCGGCGTACACATTATTTGCAAAGGCACGATACCGCCAAAGGACAGGCGTAAAGGAAATATTGAAATGTATTCAGAAGGCCGATTTTTTACAATGACCGGTAATGTATTAGGGGAGCCAAAGGAAGTACAGGAGCGGACAGCCCAGGCGGCGGCCGTTCACGAAAAATATTTGAAAAGAGAGGAGCCAAAAACCACAAGGCAGCCGGCCGACCTTGACCTATCGGACAGCGAACTTATAAATAAGGCCATGAGTGCAAAGAACGGCCATATATTCCGGGCGTTATGGAACGGAGATATAAGCGGCTATCCTTCACAGTCCGAAGCAGATTTAGCACTATGCAATTTATTAGCATACTGGACAAATGGCAACGCTTACCGAATGGACGCGTTATTCAGACAATCAGCTTTATACAGACCGGAAAAATGGGATAAAAGACATGGCCCGGATACATACGGCAATATGACAATCAAAAAGGCCTTAAATAATTTTACCCCATATGAAAGGATAGCCCCAAGCGCAGCAACGCAAGGAGCCGTTAATAAAAGTATTACCGAACAAAATAGTAACACAGAAACATTATACCAGAATGAACAGACGCCGCAAATAGATTTTAGCAAAAACATTGTAAGCCAGTATTTAGAAGATGTTTTCATAAAGGACATTGAGAAGTTTAAGAGCTTCAAAGACCGCAAAACCGGCTTTGATAACCTGGACGAATTAACCGGCGGCTTATATCCAGGCCTGTATGTTGTGGGTGCAATAAGCAGTTTAGGAAAAACAACCTTTGTTCATCAGATTGGCGACCAGTTGGCGGCTATGGGCGACCATGTATTATTTTTCAGCCTGGAGCAGAGCAGGCTTGAAATGGTAACCAAGAGCTTAAGCAGGATAACGGCCAAAATGAACAAGGACAAGGCCGTAAGCGCCATTAAAATAAGGGGCGGCAAACTTACCCCGGAAGTAATAGCAGCCGCCGAAGAATATAACAAGATAGCCGACCATATCAGCATTATTGAATGTAACTTTGACGTCAATGTTTATTCTATTATTGAGTACACAAAAGCCTATATAGAAGCCTTCAAAGTAAAGCCGGTTGTTATAGTTGACTATTTGCAGATTATACCGCCGACGGATCCGCGCCAGATCGATAAAGAAAAAATAGACAACATTATAAGAGGGCTTAAGAAGCTGCAAAGCGAGAATGATTTAGTTTTATTCGTTGTAAGCAGCATAAACCGGCAGAATTATTTAACACCTATTGACTTTGAGAGCTTTAAGGAAAGCGGCGGTATTGAATATACGGCCGACGTTGTTTGGGGTTTGCAGCTGCAAATACTTAATGACGACCTATTCAACCAGGAGAAGAAAATAAAAGAGAAACGGGAGAAAGTACGCCAGGCAAAGAAAGCCATACCGCGAGAAATTGAACTTGTATGCCTTAAAAACCGGTACGGCATAAGCTCTTATTCGTGTGGATTTAAGTATGACCCGCGCTTTGACTTGTTTGAGCCAGATAACCTTTATAAAGTTGCCGAGGATTTCGACATTCCCAAAGGCAACGGTAAAAGGAAGTGATTAGATGGCTTTAAAAGCGTTAAAGCGGTACGCAATAGAGCAGAACCAGGCAACACAGGCAGAAATTGAAAAGTTGCTTAAAAATGACGTGCAAAAACGGCCTACAAGCGACGAAAAGGCAAGGGGTAATATAAAAACATTAACGAATAAAAATGACGTCATAGAAGGCTTTTTAGAGCGTTTAACGGCAACCTATAAAGAACAACAGGACAATATAAAGAAAGCGGGGCAATTAAGAGCAGATATAAATAAGGGCGTACAGGCCGGAGAACCCATTTATAAGCTCTTATTGAAGGCTATTGAATGTATAAGCCTTATGACCGGGGATAAGCTCTTTTATGAGGCAAATAAGGCGAATTTACAGACCATTTACGGCGTTTTAGGAGAACCGGCGGCCATAGAGATTGAACGCAACGAAGTACAGGAGCGGTTAAACAGACTTAAGGCGGCTTATGAGAAAGAGAAAGAGCCAGGGGCAAAGGAGAGGATACGGAACGCTATAAGAACGCATGAGGATAAATTAAAAAATCTCAATTTAACATAATGGGGGTATGTTAAACCCATTTTAACAAAATTGTTAAAAAGCCTATGTTATAATGGATTGCGGCATATTAGCCAGTTTAACACAAGATAAGATATGTGAAATTCAAAACAGGAACGCAGGGCATAAAGACGCCTTGCGTTTATTTTTATTACTATGTTTACCGAGTAAATATAATAAACATTGTAATACTGATAATCATATAATAAAATTGACGTAAACATTAAAGCATGCTATAATGATAGATGTAAAAATGTAACAGTAAGCAGGGGAGAACATGGTATATAAGACCATTAAATTTACAGACGGGCAAAAACTTCAAAATGTATTATCATGCGACGAAGCGCCGCCAAGACCTGGATTTATTCCAGTGTGGGTAAATGATGATATTGTTTACCTTAATGAGCGATACATAACCCATTATTCGGTTTATGCGCCAGAACTTAAGGAGAAGATGGAAAGCAACCTTGTAAAGGCCATAAAGGAATGTGAAAGGGCGGCAGGCTTCACGAATGAAGAACGGTGGTGAGAACAATTAACATTTTTCAAAGGATATTCAAGGGAAAACCACAGAAACGGACAGAGCAGGACAGAGCCGACATAATGAATGGCCAGACGGCAATATTTACAGCCTGGAATGGCGACGCATACAGTAATGACATTTACCGGGGAGCGGTTGACGCAATAGCCAGGAACGCGGCCAAACTTAAAGGAAGCCATGTTATACAATACGCAGACCGCAGAGAACAAGCCAAAAACAGCAAAATAAACCGGTTATTGCAGGTACAGCCAAACCCATATATGAGCGCCTTTGATATGCTCTATAAGATGGTAACCCATTATTATCTATATAACAATGCCTTTGCTTTTCTCCAGAGGGACGAGAGAGGACAGCTTACCGGCATATATCCGTTAAGAGCTTTACACGTTGAGTTTTTAGCAGATACCACAGGTGATTTATATTGCCGATTTCAATTCGCAAGCGGCAAAGAGGTTACATTACCTTATTCAGACATAATCCATTTACGCCGCAATTTCAACGACAACGATTTATTGGGAGACCCGAACACAGCGCTTATACCGGCGTTAGAATTAGCCCATACGCAGAATGAGGGCATAGTAAACGGTATTAAGAGCAGTGCGAACATACGCGGCATACTGAAATTTACGCAGATAATGGCGCCGGAGAAGCTTAAAGAGGAAAAGGAAAGGTTTATAAATGATTACTTGCAGATAGCCAATAACGGCGGCGTTGTAGCAACAGACCAAAAAATGGAGTATGTGCCCATTGAGCTTAAACCGGCCACAATAGACGATAAGCAGATACAGGCCATAAAGACCAAAATATATGACTATTTAGGCATATCAGAAGCCATTGTAAACAGCAGCTATACAGAAGATCAATGGGCGGCATTTTATGAAAGCACTATTGAGCCAATAGCCGTACAGTTAAGTCTTGAATTTACCAGGAAGCTATTTAATGAGAGAGAGCAGGCCTTTGGCAATTCAATCATATTTGAAAGCGGCCGCCTGCAATTCAGCAGCAACGGAACAAAAGTAAACTTGATTAAAGAGCTTATGCCTTACGGCTTATTAACCGTAAACCAGGCATTAGAAATATTGAATTTGCCAAGCGTCGAGGACGGCGACAAGAGATTACAGACATTGAATGTTGTGGACGCAGCAAAGGCAAATAAGTACCAGCTGAAAGAGGTGGAAGAATGAAGGAAATTAGGGTTTGTGAAATAAGAGCCGCAGAACCGGCAGGCGAAGGCGGCCTTATATTAGAGGGCAGGCCGATTGTTTACGACCAGCCCACAACGATAAACGACCCGGCAGGGCAGTATATCGAAATTATCAGAAGTGGAGCTTTAGACGAAGCAGACATAAGCGACACAAGACTTTTATACAACCATGATTTAAGCAAGGTACCTTTAGCAAGGACGCCTAAAACAATGCAGCTGATTAAGGATGCGGCAGGCCTTAAGATGGTTGCAAAGTTGCCGGATACAGAGGAAGCCAAAAGCGTTTATACGGCAGTAAAACGCGGCGATTTAACCGGCATGAGCTTTGCTTTTAAGGTACCGGAAGGCGGCGACAGATACGACGCAGCCACGAATACGCGGGAAATTCTCAAAATTGAGAAAATCTATGAGATTTCAATAGTACCATTCCCGGCGTATCCGCAAACAAGCGTTGAAGCCAGGGCGGCCATGAAGGGAATAAAAGACGACCCTTTAAGAGCGGCTGCAAAAATCAGAATTAACCAAATATTGATGAAAGGGGTATGAATTACTATGAAGTTTAAGAATATTGCAGAAGCATTTAACCATTACATGAACAGCTCTATTGAGGAAATCGAGAAAAGAGCAAAGGAAATCAAACAGGTTGTGGATACAGACCCGAACGCCGACATTGCAAGCCTTAATATCGAACTGGAAGGCTTGAAGCAGGCAAAGGAAAACATTGAACAGAGAAGCCAGAAACCCGGACAGCAGTTTAACCCTATTACCGGCGCAAGCTTTGTAAACAATGGCAGCTATGAAGCCAGAGAGGGCGACATATTCGCAAGCGCAGAATACAGGAGCGCATTTTTCAAACAGCTTTTAGGCAAAGAGCTTACTTCCGTTGAGGAAGCAGCCTTTAAGCGCGCTATGGACATTGTAAAGGCTGAAAGAAGGGCAGACCAGTTTAACACCGTAACAAGCGCAGCCGCAGTATTGCCGACAACGACCTTAAATGAGGTTATCAGCAAAGCGCGTAAAATGGGCGGGTTACTTTCAGTATGCAGAAGCTTTAATTTACCCACAAAGATAGCCGTACCTGTAGGGACACCGGCAACTAAAGCAGCATGGCATACAGAAGGCCAGGCCGTTGAAAGCGAAAAGAATACAACCGTTCCAGTATCCTTTAATGGTTACGAAATAATTAAAGTATTCTCAATCAGCGCAGCGGCAAAGAGAATGAGCATTGCAGCCTTTGAAAGCTACATTGTAGACGAGCTTAACGCTTGTGTAATGGAATGTATTGCCGACGCTTTAGTCAATGGCACCGGCAGCGGCCAGGGAACCGGCCTTGAAAGCATTACCTGGACAAAAGACACCAACGCCATTGAGTATGCCAACGGATCCATTCCGACCTATGCAGATTTTACAAAGGCAATGGCATTGCTTAAGAGAGGCTACAGCCAGGGCGCAAAATGGGCTATGAATAACGCAACCCTTTACACCCACGTTTACGGCATTGAAGACCAGAACAAGAGGCCTATATTCATAGCCGACCCGAAGAATGAAAGCATTGGCTACATTTTAGGGCGTGAGGTTGTAATAGACGATAACATTGCCGACGGTGATATTTACCTGGGTAACTTCAATTACATGGGTTACAACCTTGCAGAAGGTATTGTAATTGAAGTATCCAGAGAAAGCAGCTTTAAAAGCGGCTTGATTGACTACAGAGCTTTGGCAATAGCCGATTGTAAGCCTATAGTTACAGAGGCCTTTGTAAAGCTCCATGAAGCAGCACAGGCAGCACAATAAAAGTAGGGGGTATTGGTTAGCGGCTGGTTAGCCAATACCCTTTACTAAAATAAGGAGTTGATAGCATGATTTTAAATTTATCAGAAGCCAGAGAAGTATTAAGGTTAGACAGCGACGACAACGACTTTATAATTGCTTCTTTGCTTCAAGCTATACCTGGATATATTGAAGTAACTACCGGTATGACAGAGGTACAGCAGGAGCAGGAGCCATTAGCAAAGACAGCAGCAAAGTTTATATTGCAGCTATGGTATAACGCAGAGCAGACAGACAGCGAGAAACTGCAAAAGACTATCGACAGCTTACTTAAAGCTATTACCATAAAGGCCAGGGGTTAGAGCATGAAGGACTATGCAAAGGACTTCTACAATAGCAAGGCCTGGAGAGATACACAAGCGGCATACATGGCAAGCAAGCATTATATATGTGAACGCTGTGGGGATATGGCAAGGATAGTACATCATAAGACATATATAACGCCGGAGAATATCAACAACCCAAACATAACCTTAAGTTGGAGTAACCTTGAAGCATTATGCCAGGATTGCCATAACAAAGAACACAGCAGCGCAGGAGTTTGCGCCGAGGGATTGACCTTTGACAGCAGAGGAAATTTAATTCAATCCCCCCAGGCCTCAAAAAATTTTTAAGGGACGCTTGACCGGCGCGGGTACCTTTCTTTTCCTCTCTCCAGGACATATACGAGGGAGGGGTAAACATTAAATAAACAGCAAGTAATAAGGCGGTGAAATAGATGGATTTAAGCCAAGATAAAGAATTTTTGAAAACCAAACGACAACTTAACAAGATATTGAAGCAGATACCGGAAGATAGGAAGGCGATAGGTGAAAAGCTCATAAATGAGCTGCTATTCATGTATAAAACGCTCAATGACCTTAAGGAACAGATTGAAGAACATGGAACCGTTGAGCTATTCAAGCAGGGTAAACAGGAATTTATGAGAGAAAGCCCGGCATTGAAGGCCTATAATACCACAGTACAAAGATACAGCCTGCTTTATAAACAGCTTACAGACCTATTGCCTAAAGCTGCAATGCCAGAGGTTAAAGAAAACGCCTTATACGAGTTTATAAAAGCTAATTAAGGCGGTGATACGGTGAATTACATTGAGCAGTATTATAACGAAATTTGCAACGGCTCTTGTATTGTTTCCACAAGGGTAAGGAAGCAGTACGAGAAGCTTGTTGATGACATAAAGAACCCAAAGGGCGGGTATATATTCGACGAGAGCCGTGCAACCAAGCCTATACGCTTTATAGAACAATTCTGTAAGCACTCTAAAGGCGAATGGGCGGGAAAGCCAGTTAAGCTGGAACTATTCCAGAAGGCTTATATATCCGCCTTATTTGGGTTTGTTCATGTGGATACAGGGTTAAGAAAGTACCGGGAAACAATGTTCATGGTAGGCCGTAAGAACGGTAAAAGTACAATGTTAGCCGGTATTGCTTTATAT